AGGCAGTGTACGAAGATAGTGCTCTCTACTTTGACAACACTAACAACACTTTGTACTCATCATTGTTCTCTGGTACAGCAACCTCAGCACGTTACGCTGACTTGGCTGAGATGTATGCAGCAGACGAGGCGATTGAGCCAGGCACAGTTGTACACTTTGCAGGCGATGGCAAAGTTGCAGCATGTGATGTAGCTAACTGCCGTGCAGTAGCAGGTATTATCTCAACAGATCCAGCACACTTGATGAACAGTGCGCAGGAAGGTGTTGCACTAGCACTAGCTGGTCGTGTTCCTTGTAAGGTAACAGGCCCAGTTGCAGCAGGTGACTTGATGGTATCAGCAGGCAACGGTATGGCAATGGCTAATAACGAAGCAGCAATGGGCACAGTAATTGGTAAGGCAATCGAAGCACACGAGGGCGGCGAAGGCGTTATTGAAGTACTAGCACTAATGATGTAATCATTAAACAAAATACAAAAGATAGCAGGGTTCGCCCTGCTATTTTTTTTGACTAAATACATGTACTTGGAGTAACATAGATGGCATTTACTAGACCTAGAGCAGCTCAAATTAATTTTGATGCAACCAATATAAGCGATTCTATTATCCGGATTAACAGTGCTGAGACTGGAGATAATACAAACGATTTAGGTATCGTTTTTGAGCGTGGTAATTACACCAATGCTGCATTAGTATTTGATGAAAGTGCAGATGCGTTTAGATTTATTAGTACTACACATAATGCCGGCACTGCAACTTCAGATATAAACATTAGCGCACATCATGATTTACATGTTGGTGGATTAACTACTAGTGGTTTAACAATAGGCGCAACTGCAGTTACAAGTACAGCAGCAGAACTTAATAAGTTAGATGGTGTTACTGCTACTACTACTGAACTCAACTATGTTGATGGCGTAACATCAGCAATACAAACACAACTAGATGCTAAAATAGATGAAACAGCATCTACAGGCTCGGCAGTGATACCATCAGGCACAACTGCTCAACGAGACGGATCTCCTAGTGCTGGATATCTAAGATTTAACACAACAGATAGTTCTTTTGAAGGTTATAATGGCAGTTCTTGGGGTGCAATCGGCGGCGCCGGCGGCGGTAGCGGGCATACAATACAAAACGCTGGTTCGAGTCTAACAGACAGAACAAATCTAAATTTTGATGGTACATACTTAATTGCCACTGATGATCCCGGAAATGATCAAAGTGATGTTATAGTAAGTTCTGCACTACAAACTTGGCACAGCACAACAAATAATGCTTCAAATTGGGATACAGCATATGGCTGGGGTGATCATGGTGCAGTAGGATATTTGACAGCAGAAACAAATGATCTATCAAGTGCAGTTACTTGGGCAAATATTCCAGATGCAAACATCACACAAAGTTCAGTGACACAACACCAATCAGCATTAACAATCACTGAATCACAGATTTCAGATTTACAAAGTTACTTAACAAGTGAAACATCACACGCAGATGTGATTGTTGACGGAGACTTTGCTTCACAAGGTATCATGCTACGTGGTGCAAGTGCAGGATCTTACAGTATATTAACTGATAACTCAGCCAATTGGAACACAGCATATGGTTGGGGTAATCACTCAAGTGCTGGCTACATTACAGGTAACCAAACTATTACATTATCTGGTGATGCGTCTGGTTCAGGCACTACTGCTATTACTGTAACAGTAGTAGATGATTCGCATAACCACTCGAGTTCAACAGGTGCGTTTACTGTAGGCAGCGATTTAACAGTGTCAGGCGGTGATATTATACTATCCGGTACAGGACGTATTCAAGGCATTGATACTGTATCTGCAGGAACAGACGCAGCAAGTAAAAATTACGTAGATACAGCAGTAGCAGGTGTAGTTGACGCAGCACCAGCAGCACTAGACACACTAAACGAACTAGCAGCAGCATTGGGCGATGATGCTAACTTCTCTACTACTGTAACAACTAGTATTGGTGAAAAGTTAGCCAAAGCATCAAACTTATCAGATTTAACTAATGCTGCTACAGCACGAACTAACTTAGGCTTAGGCACAGCGGCAACAACAGCATCAACAGCATACGCAACAGCCGCACAAGGCTCGTTAGCAGATTCAGCAGTTCAAAATTTAAGCGATTTAGGCGTTACAGCCACAGCAGCAGAACTTAATAAGTTAGATGGTGTTACTGCTACTACTACTGAACTCAACTATGTTGATGGTGTAACAAGTAATATTCAAACACAGTTAAATGGAAAACAAGCATCAGGATCTTATCTAACTAGCAATCAGACTATTACACTATCTGGTGATGCTACTGGTTCAGGCACCACAAGCATTGTTGTTACCGTTGCTAACGATAGCCACACGCACGCATTCAATAACCTAACTTCTAAGACTTCTGGCACCGGCGATTACAAAACTACTGGTGATTTTATTACAGCAGGTGGCACTTCATCGGCAGTTAAAGTTGGTGATGGTTCAGGTAGTATGTCACTTACAACAAATGATGGCTATGGTAATGCTAATATTTGTTTTAATCACGTTAATGGTGTACCAGATGTAACTGGCAACTCTGGTCGTATTGAATGTAATGTTGACAGCACTAGTGGTGCTAGTATGTATTTTGAACTAAAGTCTGGAGTAACAGGCGGCTCGGCAACTAGCTTAAACAGCATTATGACGCTTACCGAAAGTGCTATCACAGCAAACGGTAGTGTTGTATTCTCAGGCACAGCAACACAAGCACGCTATGCTGACTTAGCAGAAAGATATACAACAGATGCAGATTATGAGTCTGGCACAGTGCTTGTATTTGGCGGAGACGAAGAAGTTACAGAGTGTACACAAAGACTAGATCGCCGCATAGCAGGTATTGTATCTACAGATCCTGCATATTTAATGAACAGCGAACTTGAAGGAATTACTGTTGCACTTGTTGGTAGAGTTCCTTGCAAAGTAGTAGGCGAGGTACGCAAAGGTGATCTTATGGTTTCTAGTGACACACCTGGCTACGCAGAAGCATGGCGCGAAGAAAGCAATCCACCGATGGGTAGTGTTATTGGTAAAGCACTAGAAAACAAAACAGGTGCGGGTGTTGACGTAATTGAAGTTGTTGTGGGACGTATGTAATGTCCACCTCGGAACTTTTTTATACAAAAGATTACGAAGGCGAAATGGTAAGTGTTGCTCTTAACTGGAGAGAGAAAAACGATCCTAGTAAAATGACGTGGGTCGAAAAAACTATTATCAATAACGAACACGACGGTATTGCACATGTAATCGGTAATAGTTTAACAAGAAAAAAATTTCCATTAATACTGTTGCATGGACAAACAGGCGGAGAAAAAGTTCGAGGAGTTGGGCAATCGTATGGATGTAACTATCTTTATAAAGACTTTAATCCTACTTTTTTAATTTGTTTAAATCCTAAAATATGTAAAGAAATTGTTGAATCTGGATACTGTGAAGATAATATTGTTTATTCTAATTTAAAAAATATTATTCAAAACCCAAACAATTTTCATTTATATCCTAAAATATTTACAGGATTTACAGGTTCTCTTGCCTTAAGATTAGCTTGCGCTGACGGTCATAAAACTATATATATGCTCGGTATGTCAACTTATTTAACTAATGATGATAATATGTATATAGGAAAACATGACGAATATAATATAGTAAATAAAGAGTCTGCAAATAAAAAAATGATAAGCGATTGTTGTAATTTATTTTCAACTTACAGCGACGTGCAATTTAATTTTGTTTGTGAAAATGGTCAAAACGGGCTAATGCCAGATGAGTATAAATGGTTTAATAATGTACAAGAAATTACAACTCGCGAATATATTAATATGGCGAGCTTAGGCGCAATTCATCGTTAATTCTTCTATTGTTTTTAGCTTATCGATTATCTCTTCAAATTTAAATGTATTGAACACACCTGGGTGTAATGGTTTAGGATAACTTTCTAATTTACTCCAAGCATATCCTTTATGTTCACTGTTTAAAACAGGTATGAATTCTTTTGATACAACACAAACGTATGTACTGTAAGTGAAATTATTTTTAGAGTTAGTAAACTTTTCTACAGGAATTGTTTTTTGTATATTTGGCAAAAACCCTAATTCTTCTTTAATTTCTCTTTTTAATGCTTCATATTCTGTTTCTGCAAACTCAACTTTTCCACCCGGATAAGCCCAAGTACTGTCGTATTTTGCACCATTTCTCAAAACAAAAAGATATCTTAAAGTTGATTGACTTAAAAATAGTGCACCAACACTTGCATTAGATGACAATGTTCCAATTGCCTGCTTGATATTCGCCTTCATATGATTTAACCCACTCGTTGCCCGTCCACTTGTATTGTATTCCAGTAGTACTATTTGTCATATAATGTATACCTGAATTTTTATTTGCATCGAAAACAATAATCCATTTTGTACCGTTATACTCTATTATATCGTTAGCGTTAGCAACTATATCCCAACCATCAGGATTGTCTGTATTAGATAAATCTCCTGTACTATTAAGTATTAAATATCTTTGACCTTGAGCAGCATCCGGTAATCCAGATCCAGGAGAATTCCTTAAAGGATTTATAATTTTATCCACAGAAGATAAATCGTTTGTTGGGATAGTATCAGATTGTACAGTCCAAAGCAATTTATAAGGATCACTTGGGTGGTAAGCAATAGTGCCTATAATTTCTGCTGCACCTTGTTCTAAGCGTAACTGACTTATTCCAGGTTGTAACTCGCCATATTGATTAATAAGTGCTCGCCAGGACACATCGTCTGTTCCTACTTTTTCAGGAGGATCATTTAAAGGGGTAGAATTAATTTTATTTGTTGTTGTTTCGTTTCTATCTATTATTTCTATAGTATTTCCTAATAATAAAATGCCATAGTTCATGGGAGTGAATTTTAATCTATCACCTAATAATAAATTATTATCAATTACACCATCATTTATGCTTCCGCTTTCGTCATATATACTAGCAACAATTTTTTGTATAACTCCCAATTTCTTTACTTTACTAGGAGCAGTAATCCAAATAGGAACTGTGAAGGATAATGTAGCAATATCTAATTGATCATCTATCCCAACTGGCACAGCTCTACTACTCCATTGCACATTTTGCAATTCTATATAACTTAAACTCGTCCAATCTAAATAATTATCTGTTGATTGTATTTCTAATGCTGGGTTAAATAATACAAGAATCTGTTCTAATAGTTGTAGTTTTTGATTAGTGTTACTTGTCCAGATATCTACGTTCATTGTTAGCGTATAAGGAACTGGCATCATCCGTTCTACTGTGAATGCATTTCCTTGTTGTGTTGTGTATTCGCCTGTGTTTTCGTTATATTTTCGCATGCGAATATGTTTTTTATCTACAAATGTAGGATCTTGCACACGTTCTCGATTATATTCCATACTAGTAACATAGCAACTAATCATTGGAGTGGGCATAACTTTATTTTCACTATTTTCTCTGATAATACTACTTACCATACGTGTTGCATCGCCATATTTAACAGGCACAGTTTGTAATGTAACTATACCATTTGTATCTTTGCCATATTCGACTTGAAAATTACTAAATGCGCGAATAAATTGAAGCAAAAATCGTCTTATTTGTTGATCATAAAAAAAACTTTGCATTAATCTTCTCTAGGTTTAAGCACATCACTAAGTGCTTGTTTACTTGAAACTATAGTATTATCATCTGCAGTAATAGTTGATGTATTATTAATAAATCCATCTCTTAATGTGTTGCCTGTGCCCGGAGTAAGTTTACTACGAACATCATCCTCTATCTTTACCCAACGTGTTCCATTAAATCTAAAAAGTCTGTTAGGTAAAAAGTCTAATCTTAAAACAAAATCACCTTCTTGTGCATCTCCTGGAAAACTAGTAGCCATAGTAACAGTTTCTCCATTTGGTGCAAGTCCGTCCCCTACTAAGTATCCGCTATAAGCATTTGTATTTTGTGCAGTTATTCTTCTAGCATCTGAACTATTGTTAATATCGTCTGCATTTATATTTGTATCATCTGCATTCACACCAGTTGGCTCCAAAGGTGTACCATCTGGTCCAGTAGGGACAACATAAAACTGTTCTGTTTTGTATCCGCTTTTAGGAACTTCAGACTCAGCAGCTTCGACTATTTTATTTGTAATTTCTAATTCTTTATTATACGTACTAAGTAGATCACGTAATGTATTATCAGTAACATTGCCATCTTTATCTGTTTGTAGCATATTAAGAATATTAGTATATTCTTGCGCATCGGTTAATGGTGTACATTTAACACGCCAAAGATGACTCCACCAAGTTGGACTAAATCCTTCACTCGGTCGACTTCCTTCTTGTATAACATAATATCTTTTTAAACTTAATTCTACACTTTCATCTAGAGCACTAAAATCTGTTAGATGTGGCAATTCTATAACATCGCCACTCATTAGTTTTCTGCCTAAATTATTTAACATATCATTTTCATGAAATGTTATAAACAGAGTATCATTTTGTAAAAATAAACCAAATTGACTTAAATCAAAATCTGTATCGCTAATACTATATATTCCGCGGAGAGAATATATATCTTGATCATATATTCTATCTCTATTTTCTAAAAATAAAAAATCCTGTATTCCCAAAGGATCTGGTTCCTGATAGTTAGGCTGACTGGGGTCATCACTCTGACCTTGATTTGTAACACCTAGATATTTGTGTACATTGATACCTGTGCCGCCTATCGTGAACATTTCTTTGATTCTTCTGTCGAAGAATCTATAATCGTTGGTATGAGCACCGTCTTTCCATAGTGAAATTCTTGGCATATTAATTCCTTATTGTGTAGTATTTATCGACTTAAATACACTATGCGAATAGACTTACATGGACAAACAATACATGCTGCTTGGCAATTATTTAATAATCGAATAACAGATGCATACTATAACAAGCACAGAACTGTTGTGGTTATAACAGGACAAGGTGCTATTATGCATGAATTTCCTTCATGGGCAAACAGCCATCCGCATGTAAAGAATTGCACTAACACACCGCATAATCCAGGGAGTTTTAATGTGTCTTTAAAAAAAGGTTGACAGTTTTTCGATAGGTGCTATATTAATTAAGTAAGTTGAAGTTATGGAGAGATGGTATAATGACTATACATGACACACTTGAAGATATTCAAGTATTAGAAAATGTCCTTATTGCATTTAATGAAGGCGCTAGCGATGAGCGCCGCATGGCGATGGACAGTTTGTATAATCTTGTTGATAAAAAACGTGCGGAATTAGAACGTTTTGACCAAGGCATGGATGCACTAAGAATTGCGATGGGAGATTAAATATGGCACTAACTGCTCTTAAGGGTAAAAAACTCAATCGTAAAAAAGCGCCTCGTGCTAGACGTAAAACAACAGGAGCAGGTGCTGCGCCGCTTGACAACTATAAACGTGCAAAAGATTTTTTTCACTTTGATGTAGACAAAAAAGAATACATGCCTATTATCAAGCAGTACGTGAAAAAAAAGTATGACAAAAAAACTTCAGAAGCTATTCTTAAAAACAGAGAAAGTAAGATGCAATTTAGTTATATTGCATGTTATTGTCACTATATGAACAATGACAAAGCTAATCAAATTCAAGAAAGCAGTCATGAGTATATGACTGGCTACTTTTCTGAACTTGCTGATACGGGTAAAAATATTATTGCTGAAATAAAGGCAGAAGAAAAAGCAAAACCTAAAAACACATATATTCCTAGTATCCAAGAACGTATTAAGGAAGCAAGCGGAAATATTATTGCAGAAATTGAAGAAACCGTAGATGATTTCATTAATAATCCTAAAAAGTTCAAAGGATTAGATATTGTGAAATTTTTTCGTAAACATAATGTTAATCAAGCACATGCTAGACACATTCGTGCCTTCTACGAAGGCACACTAGCAGAATATCAAATGTTACAACTGCCAGCACGTGAACAAGATGATCAGTTACGAGAAGCATATAGTCATCTTTCTAAATCAGAAATTAAAAAAGGCGTTGAACTTTTTCAAAGTATTCTCAGTG